AATAGTAACTACTTCCCCACTACCTGTAGTATTTATCTTGGGCGTGTTAATAGTACTGCTGGCTACATATTGAGCAATGTTGTATTCAGCAATACCATACTCTGATACTGAGGCTGAAGAAGTAAAGACTAAAGCTTGCTTAGTGTAGTTAGAAGTGTAGTCATAGCCCCAGTTAAGAATAGCCTCTGTTGACTGACCGCCAATAATAGTAACATTAAACTTCTTTAAAAACTTTAGATTAGAAGTGTTGCCAAAGTCTAGCGGGTTACTGAAGTAACGCATCTGATACTGAGCAGTACCATCTAAGTAACCGTTGTATTTAACAACACCTGACGCAAGCCCAATGTATATCTCACCATCTTCTAATACAGCAAACGACAACGGATTTAAACTAGACCAAGTAGTAACTCGGTGAGAGCCATCCTCTAAAGGTGTTCGCATGTCAAAGCAGTACACAGTGTTGCTGTCTGGTAACGTCAGCAAGTAGAAAGCATTGTCAGAACTGTACAGAGACTTGATAGCATTAGTCTGTAAAGACACTAAGCTCATTAAATCAGTGCGTACATTCTTGCTGATGTCACGCATAGGCATAGACTTCTCTTGTATAGTCCTACCAAAACTCCGTACACCAGCGTCTGACAAGAATATAATGTCAGTGCCTGTATGTTGTACTGAGTCACGGGCTATACAGCCAACGCCTTCTATAGTGTCTGTAAGCGTCATAGAGGCAGGAGAGGATGCACCTGAGTACACAAGTATAGACTTCTTACCAAAGATGATTAGGAAGCCATTGTGAGCCGCTAGAGCCGTTATCTCGTCAAAGCCTGTAGGCCACACTAAAGTAACGTCTAACGAGCCTGAAGCACCACCTGTCCAAGCATGACCGCTGAGTGTGTCAGACCAGTAGACAGTGTGCTTGTTACCTGTAACATCTGCTACCCATAGCTTACCATAAGCCGCTAGGACTTCATTGCCTTGTGGTGCAACACCTGTACTATGGCTATGACCTGACATAGTTTCTAGCACAAAAGAACCTGACTCGTCTGTGCCTACCAGTGGCTCATGCCCTCTCTGGAACATATACACATGGTTGTTTAGTGATACTGTTTTCCAGTTGTTAGCTGTAGGTGTGTAACTACTAGGAGTAATGTCTGTTAAGGTTGTAGTACCTTTGAATACTTTAGCGTTGCCTGCTGACAGTACAACCTTGTCACCAGAGTTGTCGATAAACTCATGTACAGTTTCAATACCACGGCTACTGCCTAGCACAGAAGAACCGTTAGTAGAGACAGCTTCCCAACCTTTACGCGCACCAATACGGCCTAGCTTGTCAATAACACAGTTGTCTGCAATAGCGGCAAACGAAGGATTACCACCTATGGGAGAGTCCTGTGTGTTAAGACCAAAAAAGCCTGGAGCAGCTACTGTAATGTTCTGTAATTGTTTTGCCATTTACGAATACCAGATAGTTTCTTCAGGATGCTGTGACGCATCAATAGCAATAGCGTCAGCCAAGGTATTATCTGCTAGTGCAAACAACTCTGCTGCGCTAGTGCCGCCAGTCTCTCCACGCTCTCTAGCCGCCAACGCTGTAGCAAGCTGAACTACAGGAGGGGAAGGTATTTGCATGTTGTCTGTGTCTGCTGTAAACTCTGCTGTACGCAGTACCACATTGAAGCGTACTTGATAAGCCTTGTCAGGTTTAGGATAGAGGTCTACACCGTTGTCACCTGCGGCATTGACACCGTTAAAACTGTAGAACTGAGGTGCGCCTATTGGTGGCTCGTCTATCAAAAATGCCTGATCCATCCAACGTGAAGTTTTATACTGCATAAAAAAGTTAGATGTGTCGTTAAGAACATCAAGTATTTTCATCCTGTTCTGTGAACCCGTCAGCACATAGTTAAACGTGTCTGTTGTGGTTGATACAGTCAGTGTAGTACGCAAAGCAGTCCAATCGTAGGAGTCTTCTACGGTACGTTTAGCATCGTTGACAAACTCACCAATAAGTTTAGAGTACGAGTCCTGACCAACAGTGGTTACTTCGTCCTCCCGCAGTCTGCGTAATACGCTATTAACAAGTTGTAAGTAAGTCATTAGAAATTGTAGCTCCGTGGTTGTTGCTCGTAAATTGTGCCTTCAAAAAAGCCATCAGATTCCTCTGTAGAACCTGGATAAGTTAGTTCTAATTCTAATTCTTGTGACTGATCAAAAGGACTGTTCAAGTCAACGTAATCTAAACGCTCTTGTGTGTCTTCTATTGGTGTCTTAAACTTAAACAACTCGTCACCAAACAAAGCATCTGTTGTGCGTGTAGCAGAAGGCTGTGTTGCTGGTTCGCCTGTGTCAGATACTCGTGTAAACTGTAGACCAAACTGGCCTAAGTTGGGGTTTAAATTAAGCAAGTCTATGCTAGTGCTAGGCAGTGCTTGTCTAACAGCAGTGTCTAAAGCAGAAGCAGCATCGCCTACAGATTGTATAACAGCATCATCAAAAGCTTTAGCTACTTCTCTAGTAGGCTGTATAACAGCTTGATCTATGGCTCTCCCGCCTGCTCTAACAACATCTTCAGTTGTTCTACCTGCTTGTCTAATAGCATTTTCAATAGGGTCTAAGGCGCTAGTGTCTACATCAGGAATAGCCTTTTCAACAAACTTAGCAATCTCTGTACCTACTTTACCAATAGGACGTACAACATCTCTAACAACGTCCTCAATAACACCTGAGTCTATGCCTAGTGTGCCGCCTTCTTTGATGTAAGTACCTAAGCCAGAAGCTAAAGCGTTGTCTAGTTCTGCCCCACCAGCTACTTCACTAACAACTTTACCTATACCAGCTTGGAAATCATCATACTGAATACCTGCGTTTTCAATAGCTGCTCTGTCTAGCCCTGCTTTATTTAAACCGTCTGTAATAAGATCATCGCCTACCAAAGCAATAGCAGCACCTTTAGCATCTCCTGCGGCTGCTACGTTTAATGCAGTCTGTGTTTGTCCATAGGTGCTACCAAACAATCCAGTGCCTTTGTTTGGCAAAGGTGTACCTACCTGACCTGCTGGCATAGCATCTAAACTAGGAGGCTTAGTTACTCCTGCCATATTTAAGCCAGTCATTAAACCACTAGCTATTTCCATAGGAGATACTTTTTCTCCTGTAGCTAATTTAACACCAGTAGTTGCTAAACCAATAACAGGATTAATTGCTCCTATTACACTAAGAACAGGGTTGTTTAGAAACTTAGAAAAACCACTAGGCTCTGGTGGGTCTTCAACCCATGCCATAGTGTACTCGCCAACCCTAGAAGTTCCTCCGCTAATGTCTACGAAAGAACCACGCTTCATTAAGTCTCTGTACTCTTCACGTTCCTTGTCCGTAAAACCTTGCTGTAAATTAAGTTTTCCCTCTAAAGGAGGCTGTTTCATATACAGCTTATCAGAGTGATAACCGTAATCATAATCTAGCTCAAACGGAGTATCTAATTTTTTAGTTAAAGGTATCTGTTTTGATCTAATAGTTTCTATAAAAGGATCACCTACTTGTTGATCCAGTAAGTAACCTCTAGGGCTTGTCCCCATTAACTCGCCACGATTAGGGTCGTGACTGGTTAAAACCTTACGAGTTGCTTCGGGAGTTATAGCTTTGTCTGCTCTTGCTTTAGTTGCTTCGTAATAATCAGCTATATTAAAATCAGGATCAGGCTCAGTCCTAGAACCCATGACTTTAATAGGCTCTGGTAAACCAATGCTAGGAGAATCTATAGTAGATGCAAAAGGACTAGCGTTTAGATCGACAAGTTCTTCTTGCTGTTTTCGTATAACAGAACCCACAGTATTAGGCGCACGAGCAGCGGCCTTAGCTAAAGCAGCATTATTGATTTTTCTATTTACGTCACCAAAAGCTGAACCCATTATCGTTCTCTCTGTACGTTCTTAGTCTTCTCTACTGTACGCATAGCGCCTAAGCCTAACATACCCATCAGTACACTTGTGAGTAATGAGCTATCAACAGGTGGGACAGTAAACCAGATGCCTAGTATTGGAGCTAGGATAGTAGAATAGAGTAAGGCTAGTCCACATATCCAGCCTATTGCGGGTCGCCATCCAGCAACAAATAAACTCTTGTGTGCTGCTTCAGTCTTGTTGACCTCTATCTGACCCTTAGCTAATTCTTGAGCATGCTTCTCAGCCATAGTAGCTAATTCAAAGGCGATAGCATTTTTCTTATCTTTATCTTCAATGAATTTATCTAAAAGACCTGTCACTGGCCCTATTAAACTATTTAAAATACTCATATATTATACACTATTTAGTCTTGTTTGTCAAGCTGATTCTTACCATGCACTAATTTCTGCACAGTGTCAGACTCGTAAATGCGAATACCTAGCCACACAATCGTCAGCACAGACGCGATAGGCGGTAGCCAAGCTGCCATAGTTAATATTGCTGTAGAGCCTGCGGCTACGTCTAGCATGTCCTTAGTTTGTTCATCCATTTCCTTGTCCTATGATCCAAGAGATTGTTAAGTAAAGACCAGTGGCTAATACCAGGATGCCTGTGATCTGTATAGTGTTCCAAAATACTGCCTTACGCTTGCGCTCCTGCGCGTATACGGTCTTCTCTCGTTGCTCTTTAATCTTCCTACGCAACTCTACTAACTCCTTGTAGCCTGTTGTACCATAGGTGTACATCAGGAGTTCTCTAAGTTCTTTCTCTTGCTGTTGTATTTTTTTTTGGTGAGCATATACCTGCATTGCTTCTTGCTCAACAGACTGTGACGCAACAATCTTCTTAAACAAGGGCGGGTTTTCTGCTCTGCGTTGACATTCATTTAAATCACTCACAGCGCCATACCAGCGCCCTATCTGTCCTAGTGTATCCTCCACTTGACGACCAGCAGCTACCATGCGCTTGATAGTACCAAACGCATTAGTGGCTATGCTAATGGCTGTGACTGGATCAATCACCGTTTATTTCCTTAATTAAATCGTAGGTGTCTAACGATGTCTGTATAGTAGCCTGTATCTCTTCTTCTGTTTGTCCTGCTACTGTAGGTACTTCGTGGTATGTACCTTCTCTTGTGAACGTAGCAAAGGTAACGTCACCGTCTTGTCTTGTCTCATAGTTTATCATGTAAAGACCACCTGTTTAGTTGCGCCTATTGTAGACCCGTAAGGACTGGTAGTGGTTGCAGATGTCCACGACCAACTTGTTGTAGAGTCTTGAGTATAGGAAGCGTCTGTACGATTAAAAGCTACACCATCGACAGTCATTGTAGTCCAGCCAGAGTTAGGCTGAAAACCTACAACATACAATAAAGTAGTATATCCGTAATTAGGTGTATCAGAAGTAGTAAAAGAATCTAAAGCACTATAAGCTGCTCCGTTATACATGTTGCTAGTACCGTCACTAACTGAACCATGACTAAAGAAACCACCGCTATATCCCCACCAAGTAATAGGGCCAGTAAAGTTAGTACCCACAGTAACTGTCTGCGTGTCTAAAGCCCTATCCCATACTTTATTAGCGCCTACATACACACTGTTGATAGCAGTGCTGCCTATCTGTATGTCAGTTATTTCAGTGCTGCCTATAAAGATACTCACAATTAAGTCCTAAAGTAGATAGTGTTCG